AAAATCTCTCTCTGGGAATGAGTTTGTAGAAACCATACCCAAGAAAACAAGTCAAGGTAGGGGCAAACACACAAAATATGCTGCTACTAGTTCCAATAAACCTAAGAAAAGGTATAGAGGACAAGGAAGATAGTACAAGAGACCTAAGGGTCTCTTTTTTTATGATAAATAACTTATATTTACCGTTGTTTCATGCCTGTAGAAAGGATTAGTAAGGGATTTAAGGACATTAGCATGTCTTTTGAGGTAAATCCCATCAATTCTGACCTTATTGGTGTCAAAAATGACACTGCTATTGCACGTTCTATCAGAAATTTAGTACTTACTACTCCTGGTGAGCGATTTTTTAATGAAGATTTGGGTTCTGGAGTAAGTCAACTCCTTTTTGACACAGTGGATGACATTTCTGCAGCAGTTATTAGGGATGAAATTGAACAAACCATCATTACATATGAACCCAGAGTGAAATTGCAGGATGTAAAAGTGAATCCTAACTATGATAACCATGAATTTGATGTAACTGTCTCCTATGATGTCATAGGAATTGATGCTCTTCCTCAACAATTAAACTTTGCACTACAGCCTACAAGATAAATGGCATTAGTAAACTTTACAAATTTAGATTTTGATCAGATAAAGTCTTCTCTTACTGATTATTTAAGGGAAAATTCTGATTTTACTGATTATGATTTTGAAGGATCTAATCTTTCTAACATAATTGATGTATTAGCATACAATACCTACATCAATTCCTACAATGCTAACATGGTTAGTAATGAGGTTTTCATAGATAGTGCTACTTTAAGAGAAAATGTAGTAGCATTAGCACGTAATATAGGTTATACACCCAGATCAAGGACTGCAGCAAAGGCAATAATCTCATTTTTTGTTAATACAACTGGTTTTACTACTAAACCTGTTACCTTAACACTTAAAAAAGGCATTGTAACCACCTCCTCATCAGTTTTTGGATCAGAAAGTTACTCATTTTGCATTCCAAGTGATGTAACAGTGCCTGTAGTTGATGGAATTGCTACTTTTAACAATGTTACAATCTATGAAGGGACATATTTAACCTCAAATTTCACTGTTTCATCAGAAACACCTGCTCCACCATCAAGATATATCCTAGAAAATTCAAATATTGACACTTCTACTCTTGAAGTCACTGTAAGAGACACTGAATCTAGTACTTCTTCTAAAAAATACGTATTTTCTGATACTTTAATAGAAGTTACTTCCTCTTCTAGGGTATATTTTGTGCAAGAAATTGATGATCAGAGATATGAACTCATTTTTGGTGATGGAGTCTTTGGAGAAAAGTTAAAATCACTTAATTATGTTGAAGTTTCCTATATTACTAGTAGTGGAGAGTCAGGAAATGGAGTTTCATCCTTTTCTTTCAATGGAAGAATTGTAGATAACAATAATAACCTTGTAAGTACAGGAATTTCTATAATTTCTACTGTAAGTGAGTCAGTTGGAGGTAAAGAAATTGAATCTATAGACTCTGTAAAGCGTTTTGCACCTAAAATTTACTCTACGTTCAATAGAGCAGTCACATCAAATGATTATGAGGCATTAATTCCTAAAATTTACCCAGAAACTGAGTCAGTTTCAGTTTTTGGAGGTGAAGAACTGAGTCCTCCTCAATATGGAAAGGTTTTTGTCACCATAAAACCATTTTATGGACCTTATGTGCCAGATTCTATAAAAACTAACCTCAATACTCTTTTGAGAAAGTATTCTGTTGCTGGAATTGTCACTGAAATACTAGATCTTAAATATTTGTATATTGAAGCTAGTATTAACGCTTATTATAACCCAAATTTAGCTGCAAATTCAGATGCAGTGAAAACAGTGGTATTAAATAACGTTAATGCCTATGCAGATTCATCTGAAATGAATAGATATGGAGCAAAATTCAAATATAGTAAATTTCAAACTGTAGTAGATAATAGTAATGAATCTATAACTTCTAATATCACTAAAATTGAAATTAGAAGAGATATGAAACCTGCATTAAATAGAAATGCAGAATATGAGTTATGTTTTGGTAATTCTTTTTATATAAAGAGTGAAGAAGGTTATAATATTAAATCATCTGGATTTACTGTATTTGGAATGTCTGATACTGTTTATTTGAGTGATATTCCAGATGATAATCAAAGAACTGGTAAATTATTCTTATTTAAATTGAATGGAAGAAATTCACCAACAGTGGTAAGTAGTAATGTAGGAACTATTGATTATGAAAGAGCTGAGATTTTACTTAAACCTATTAATATCACAGGGACTTCTAAAAAAGTACAAGATATTTCAATAATAGAAGTATCTGCATGTCCTCAGTCTAATGATGTTATTGGATTGCAAGATCTTTACTTACAATTAGATGTTAATAACAGTACTATAGATATGGTGACAGATAGTATCACTTCTGGTGAAAATACTTCAGGTACTCTATATACAGCAACTTCAAGTTATGTTGTTGGTAATATTGCTAGATTAACTGAAGAGGAATCTGTAAATACTACCCTCACTTCCTCAGATACATATATCTTAGGGTCTCCTACATCATTACCATATTAAACCTCCCTTAAGGATAAATGCCAGAAAATAAAAGAGTCAAAATTAGTTCAGTTGTTAAAAATCAACTGCCAGATTTTATAAAAGCGGATTTTCCTCTTGCTGGTGAATTTTTAGCACAATATTATACTGCCTTGGAGGGTCAAGGGTCTACATTAGACATTTTACAAAATATTGACAAATATATCAAAGTTGATGAATTAACTGATCTTATAGATTCTGCATCTTTATCTTCTAATGTAGGAATTGCTGATAATACTATAAATGTAAACTCTACTACTGGATTTCCAGATTCTTATGGGTTACTTAAGATAGATTCTGAAATTATAACATATACTGGGATTACTACTAATAGTTTTACTGGATGTTCACGTGGATTTAGTGGAATAACATCTTATAGAAATCCTACTACTCAAGATGAACTAGTTTTTACCAATTCTGGTGTTTCTACGCATTCTAGTGGATCAGTTGTTAATAATTTAAGTATTGTATTTTTAAAAGAATTTCTTAAGAAGGTAAAAAAACAAATAAATCCTGGATTTGAAGAAAGAACACTATCTCCACATATTGATGAAAGATTATTTACAAAACAAGTAAAAGATTTTTATTCTTCTAAAGGAACTGACCAATCTTTTGAAATTTTATTCAGAGCCTTATATGGAGAAGATGTAGAAGTAATAAAACCAAGGGATTTTCTTTTTATTCCTTCAGAATCTAATTATAAAGTTTCAAAACAAATTGTAGTAGAGGCTATTGAGGGAGATCCAGAAAAACTCATTAACAGAAACTTATTTCAAGATAATGTTTCTGGATTTTCTAAAGCTACAAGTGCTATTAGTGATGTAGAAAAAATTGTAAGGAATGATAAAATATATTATAGAATGAGTCTTGATTATAGTCCAGAATCTACTGCAGTTACTGAAGATTTTTCAATTCATCCTAATACTAAGGTAATAGATTCTGTTTCAGTAGGATCTACAGTAATGAGTGTAGACTCTACTGTTGGGTTTGGAACTACTGGTAGTTTGATTGCTAATTTTGCTGATGGCACTTCTAACGTCATAAAGTATACTTCAAAATCTTTAAATCAATTTTTTGGATGTTCTGGTATTGATAGAATTATTCCTTCTACCCAAGATATTATAATAAACACTCATGCTTATGGATATTCAGGAATAGGAACTGCAGATATAGTTAAAGTGAGAGTAACAGGTGTTCTTTCTAATTTGGATGTTACTTTTGAAGATAATAAGTATAGTGAAATTGGTGATGTTATTGAACCTAAAGGTTTAGGTTCTAATACTGATAATAAAATAGTTAAAACTTTATTTTCCAATATTTCTACAACATATAACGTAGAATCCATTGAGTTGATTGACGCATCTAACTTTACCTATAAACTTACTTTTTTTGATTCTCATAATTTCATTGTTGGAGATAATGCTCTTATAAACGATATTGTATGCTCTATTATTTCTCTTGTAAGTTCAAAAGAGGTATTAATTAAAGGTGCTGGTGAATTATCAGTTCTTACAAAATATAGTATTAAGAAATTGATATCTAAGGCTAATTTAAGTAATTATCCTTCAACTAACATATTTACAGCAAATATTCAAAACTCTTATTTGGATGATGCTGGAAATACTTATATAACTTCACCATCTATTCCAAATTACTTTAATGATGCTCTAGATATTAGGGATACTGATATTTTATTCTCTGGTTCCTTTGATGATAGTGATACTATCAATATACCCAATCATGGATTAATAACTGGAGAAAGAGTAACGTATGTTGCTGGAGATGATGATAATAAATTAGATATTACTGAAAGTGAGTATTTTATTCAAAAAGTAGATATTAATAATATTAAAATTGCTAGAAGTAGTGCTAATATTAGTAATAATATTTTTCTCTCTTTTTCTGGCAGTGTTAGCAACAATAAATTTGAGATATCAGAATTTTCCAATAAATCAATACAATCACAGAAATTAATAAGAAAAATACAAAAACCAGTCAAATCAATATCGTCAAAATCTACTCAAAGTGGAAAAACTGGTATTTTGGTTAATGGAGTAGAAATACTTAATTATAAGTCAAATGATGTTGTTTATTATGGACCTTTAGATGAAATATCAGTAGTTAGTGCTGGATCTGAATATGACATAACAAATCCACCTATAGTTTCTGTTACTGATGAAGTTGGAACTGGATGTTCTGCTTTTTGTGAAGTTGAAGGTAATATTAGTGAAATTAAGGTTTTGGATGGTGGATTTGATTATGTAACAACTCCAACTTTAAAAGTAAGTGGTGGAAATGGATCTGGTTGCATAGCATCACCTAATCTAGTTTTAGTGGATCATTCTGTTGAATTTGATTCAATAGAAACTGCTGGTTTAGTTGATCTCACAAATAACACAATAGGATTTTCAACTTTTCATAAATTCAGAGATGGTGAACTTGTTTCATATAATACAGAGAAACAAACTGCAATAGCAGGATTAACCACCAATGCTACTTATTATTGTTGTGTTAAAAACTCTACTACTGTATCTTTACATAAAAACTATTCAGATGCCATAGTAGGAGTTTCCTCTATCAATTTTACTAATTATGGAGTAGGTATTCAAGAATTAAAATGTCAGTCTAAGAAGAGAGTAATTAGTTCTGTAAGTATTGGAAATAGTGGTTCTGGTTATAGGAATAGATTAACTTCAATAACTGATGCTGGAATTAGTACATCTTCAAATACTATTAATATTAAGGGTCATGGATATAAAACTGGAGAAAAAATTAGATATGACTCTAAAGGAACTCCTATTACTGGTCTTTCAACTTTAACTGATTATTATGTAACAGAAGTAAGTGGTGATTCTTTTAGATTATCTGCTGTTGGTGTAGGTTCTACAGCAACAAATTTCTATTTGAATAATAAAAAATATATTGATTTAAAAGATGGTGGTAGTGGTTTTCATGAATTTAACTATCCTCCAATTTCAGTAACAGTATCTGGTCATATTGGAGTTGCTACTTTTAGTGGACAAAACTTTGAAGCTTCTTTGAAACCTTTAGGAAAGGGTTCTATTCAGTCAGTTTATGTGGTTGATGGTGGATCTGGATATGGTGCTCAAAATGTTATTAACTATAACAGACAACCAGAGTTTTCTTTGAAATCTGGAAAGAATGCTCAATTACTTCCTATAGTATCAGTAGAAGGAAAAATAAAAGAAGTATTAGTATTAAACTCAGGTTCTGAATATAATTCTATTCCAAAATTAGAAGTTCTTGGAGAAGGTGTAGGATGTGTTATTGATCCAGTATTAAAAGAAGGTGTTATAAATTCTGTCAAGGTAATTCATAGTGGAATTGGATATACATCTTCATCAGCAAAGATTAAAGTAACTCCAAATGGAAGTGAAGCTAAGTTCTATTCTAATCCAAGAACTTGGACTATTAATACATTTGAAAGATTACTTCAAAGTGATCAAATCACAACAGATGATGGAGTTGTAAGTAAAGGTTTAAACTCTGATTATCAATTAGAATACACTCATTTATATTCTCCTAGAAAACTAAGACAATCTACTTACATTAGAAAATCTGTAGGTGATAAGGAAGTATTTGTTCCAGACCTATCATTAGAAAATGATATAGAGCAAGACTCTGAATCTCATTCTCCAATTCTTGGGTGGTCATATGATGGTTCTCCTATCTATGGTCCATATGGTTATTCTACCAACTCTGGAGGTTCTATAAAAGTACTTGAATCTGGATACTCTGTTGCTATAACATCGTATAGACCCAATCCCCTTACATCTAATGGAGAGCAAATATATCCAGATGGATTCTTTGTAGAAGATTATGCCTTCCAAACTGATAAAGATCTAGATGAGCATAATGGAAGATTCTGCAAGACTCCAGAATATCCTGAAGGAGTATATGCTTATTTTGCTACAATCAATCCTGACGTTAAAGATTCTGAAGGAGCATTTAAAAACTACAGAAGACCTCAATTCCCCTATTTCATAGGTAATTCATATAAGTATCAACCTATAGAATATAATTTCTCTATTACATCAAATCAAGATGATATAGATTTAAATGAGACAGACTTAGTTAGAAATACACGTCCTTATAATTTCCTATTTGATAATTCTTCTTATGATTTTCTAGTTAATCCTAATGAGATTAATCAACAGAAAACATTTGTTACTGATGTTAGTTCTGGATCAGTGGATGAAGTTGGCATTTCTACTGGAGGAACTGGTTATAGAACAACTGATTGTATTGAATTTAATAATACAGGAACTAGTGGATATCAAGCTAAAGCTAGAGTTAAATTGGTTGGTGGTAAAACCATAAATCAAATTAGTGTTGCCCGCACAAGTTTTTCAAATGTTGAGTTTATTCCTAGTCAAAATACTCACACATATGTAGGATATACTACTATTCCTCATAATCTTTATGAACAGGAATTTGTTATTGTTAGTGGATTGAGCACAAATGGAGTAGGTAACAATAATATTCAAAGTGTAGGAATAAGAACTGAGACATTTAAATTATTTGAAGAAGTAGCTGGTATTTCTACCACAGGTATAGTTACTTTCTTTAATATATCAGGAAATGTAAATTCTGATTATATCAAACCAAATGATGTTTTAGGAATAGGAACTGAAAAAGTAAAAGTATTAAATCTTGATGAAGAACTATCTAGAATTAGAGTTATAAGACAACATGATTCTACAGTAGGATCTTCTCATACTGCAAATTCTACTTTAACTCAAAATCCAAGATCTTTATTTTTCATACCACCAGTTAGAAATGATAATTCTAATTTGAGACTTAACAAAGAATTGTATTTCAATCCTGTAGAGTCTGTTGCATTAGGTAATGTTTCTGGCGTTGGTATTGGATCTACTTTATTCTTCTCCAATCCAGGCACAGGTATTAGTGAAATTTTTGTCCCTACAAAATCAATTTATCTCAAGAATCATGGATTAAACTCTGGAGATACATTAACCTATAGAACTAATGAAGGGACTGCTCTAGGGGTTTCTACTGATGGTACAATGGTGTTTACATTAAGTAATGAACAAACACTATATGCATCTCCATTATCAAAAGATTTGATAGGTATTTCCACTGCTAGAGTAGGTCTAGGTTCTACAGGTTCTTTTGTAGGAATTAATAGTACCAATCTCAATGTTAGTACTTTATATTTTACTGGAATAGGAACTGGATTATATCATAGTTTTAAAACAAATTATGAGAATGTTTTAACAGGTAAAGTAGAAAAATCCTTAGTGACAGTATCTACTGCATCAACTCATGGATTGACTAATAAAGACAATGTATTTTTAAATGTTCTTCCAGGCATTACTACTACAGTCAAAGTAGCATATAATGATTATAATAGAAGATTGGTTATCAATCCTAGAACATTTGCTTCAGGAAATGTTGACGTATCTACCAATACAATAACCATTTCAAGACATGGTTATATTAATGGACAAAAAGTTATCTATACAGCTTCTACAGCATCTGGTGGATTATTTAATAATGGAATTTATTATGTATATGTTGTAGATGCAGATTCTATTAAATTGTGTAATGAATTTTATCAATCTAAAAAATCTGCTCCTGATGTAATTAATATTACTAGTGCTTCTGCTGGAACTATATCTCCTATCAATCCAAATGTAAAAGTAGAAAAAGATCAAAAGATATCATTTGATTTATCAGATTCTTCTTTATCATTCTCTAATAATGAAGTAGCATATAGTGCATTTGAATTTAATTTATATGATGATAGTAATTTAACTACTAAGTTCTTTACATCAGGAGAAACTGATGATTTTAATGTTAGTCAAATTGGAAGAATTGGTATAGATGCAACTGCTGCTGTAACTATTAAAAATGTAGAAGAAATTAATAAAGATTTATATTATAATTTAACCCCAATAAATGATACTCTTAATACTGAAGTTAAGAAAGAAATCATTAGAGACAATATTAATAATATTAATTCTAATAGTTTAACTTTAGGTTTTAGTCCTTTAAATGGGCATCATACTATAGTAGGAGTAGGAACAACTACTTTCTCATTCTCTGCTCAAGTTTCTCCAGAAAAATTAAATTACGTAGCATCTGATGGTAAGTTAACATATTCTACAGATGGTAATGATGCGTATGGATCTATTGAATCTATATTGATTACTTCTAAAGGATCTGGATATAAGAGTCTGCCTGGTATTAGTACTATTATATCTGATTTTGGTAATGGTGCAATATTAAAACCAAAAAGTAATAGTATAGGTAGGATATCAAATGTAGATATTCAAAATATTGGTTTTGATTATTCTGCTGATAAAACTTTAAGACCACAATCACAACTTCCTCAATTGATAGAAGTAGATGCTCTTGCATCTGTTCTTACTGTAGGAATTACTTCTATAGGTAAAAATTATTTAACTTCTCCTGGTTTGGTAGTCTTAGATGGATTGACTAATAAAGTAGTTCCTGATATATCATTGGATTATGAGATAGGAGATACTAAAGTTACTATTTTAAGGAATAGTAAAGATCTAAATGATGTAGTGCCTACCATTATACCTACCAGCAATTCTAATGGAATTACAATTAATAATATAGATTATAATGAGGGAACTCAAGACGTAACAGTAACTATTGGTGCTAGCTTTAGTGATGCTGCTGATTATCCATTTGAGGTGGGTAAGAAGGTGATGATAGAAGGTGTGAGTGTTGGAGTAGGAAGCACTGGAAAGGGATATAATAGTGAAAATTTTGAATATACTTTATTTAAAATTTTAGCAACAGATCCTAATATTGGTGGAACACTAGGAACTGTAAGATATAACTTAAGCAATGTTATTCCTACTGGTTCTATTCCAGGAACATTTAAATCAGCACTTTCTTCTGGTAAAATTATTCCAGAAAGTTATTTCCCTATTTTTGATATTAAATTAGAAGACAATAAGTTTGAGATAGGAGAAACTTTAATTAGTGGAAATAAAAAAGGAATTTTACAATCAACCAATAAATTAACTGGAATTCTTAAAGTATCTTCTCCTCATACATTTTTGAAAGGAGAATCTATTACTGGTGAATCTTCTGAAACAAAGGCAACTATTATTGATGCTGTTTCTTATAATTCTTTATATGAAGTAGAAGCTTCTTCTGTAGTCAATGAAGGATGGAAAACTAATTCTGGATTCTTAAATGATAATCAACAAAGAATATTTGATAGTGAATATTATCAATATTTCTCATATTCACTTCAATCTGAAGTGCAGTTTACTAAATGGAAGGAAGCAGTTTCTTCTTTGAATCATACTGCAGGATTTAAAAAATTCAGTGATTTAATTATAAGAAGTGAATCTGATGTTGGAATAACAACAGATCAAGACGCATCTAAGTTTGAAGTTGTAACAGATTTGATTTCAGTAATGGATTTAAATACTGTATTTGATTTTGACTTAGTAAGAGAAAAAACTTTAACAATAGGTTCTAATATCATCTCAGATGAGTTAGTTTTTGATACTAGAATTCTTGCAGACTATAGTGAGTCTGTGGGTAATAGAGTATTGACAGTTGATGATATTAGTGGAGACTTTAATAATAATGCTAGAACTGATGCTTTCATGTCTGTTGATAGTTTTAATTTAGCAAGTGTAAGGTATAGAAAGTATATTTCATTTATTAGAGATAAGAGATTTACTAAAGAAAGACAGATTCTATTAGTTTCTGCTCTTCATGATGATACTGGTAATATCTTCTTAAATCAGTATGGTAGAGTTGAAACCAATACTGACC